CACCTTTTCCAACTTTCGCTTTAAGTCTTTTTACAGCATCTTCAATAGTTTTCAGCTCTGATCTTGCCATTGAATATTCTTCATCCTTTACAGAGACTTTATCCCATGCTTTTTCTCCATAAGAGCATTCGGACCTTGTTTCTCTTTTTTTGCATAATGGGCAATATCTCTCCTCTTCGTGCATAGTTGCCTCCGATTTAGTTCCCCAATTATCAGCACCAACTCTTCGGCATTTAACAAGTGCTCCAGACGCATATGCACTAGGCCAAACATCATAACGAGACTTTACCTTATGATAGCAGGCATCTTTTTTACCTTCTTTTTTCTTTTCTTGTAAGTCCATTTCTTCTGTTCTCACATTAGTTGGTTTTGCTGCGTTTCTTTTTTGTGGTTGATTTGGATCTTTTCTATTTTTTCTTCTAAATGCCTCATCTTCTTCTTCTGGAGAAAGATTTGCTGCCATCTTAGAACTACCACACTTTGGCGTAGACTTCTGCCCAGGTTGACGAGCACAAGGAGCACCTGCAAATGGTCCTCCAATTTGTCTCCAACCTGGAACTTTTCTTCCTGTTTTGGGATCTCTTCCGCTTGATTTTTTAAACCAATCTCTAAGAGTTTCATCTCCAGACTTTGTTTCTTCTTTCAATTTTGCAGGAATTGAATATATGTCCCAGCAAGTCGGTCCATATTTACATTCACTTCTCAATTGAACCTTTTTGCACTTTGGACAGTATCTTTTATCATATTCTAAATGGACAGAATGTGTAGAACGATATTGGATTGGAGAATCCATATCATCATCATCAGCACCATCATAATCCTCTTTCACATCTTTAAATTTTTTATGATGCTTTTTAGCATCTGCTTCCATTTTTTTCAAACGGGTATAATAATCTGGAATTTCGTCCAAATGCTGAAGAGCAATATCTCTAGCAAGTTCACGGTCTTGAGTATGCTCGTGTTCAATAGGTTCTCCCATATCAAGTTGCTTTTGTATAAAAGAAACATCAAGACGATGTTTCTTTGCAATTTGCTCAACTGTTTTATGTGACTTGATCTTGGGCATTATTCAACTGGTTTTGATTTAGTCTGCTCACCTTTTGCTCTTTTTCTTCTCGCCGCACAATGAGCACGTTGAGAAAATCCTTTCGGACTTGAGCAGTCAATACTCTTTTTATATTTATTACTCCAATCTTCTTGAAATTGTTTAAATGTCTTCATTCTGTGCCTGTTGTTTAAGTAACTTTGCTAATTCTGCAGTTGACCCGACAAAAAGTGCATTATTGACAGTGGTTGGTCCTTTTGTTTTTTCTTCTTCTACATCCTTTCTAATTTTATGCAATGCCATCAGTTTTTCTGCAATTTCACTAGTATTTTTAATTAACTGCCCAGCAACTTCATACGCTCTTGGCATCTCACTTTCTTGCGCGAGTTCAAGAATACCATTAATTGCTTCTTGACCTTTTTCTACAAGAGAATATAAATTTCCTCTTGCATATTCATAATCTTTTTTAATGTCGTCTGCAGTTAATGAATATTTTTCTATTTCATGTTCTTTTGAAACTTCTTCCGATTTAACAGGGACTATCTCTTCATTTACATTGAAAGTTTCATTCAGTTTGTCAAATTTTTTTGTCATTTTCATATCTTATCAAAGAATACTTCCACTAAATCCAAAATCATCTCCAACTTCAATTAGATCATTATCTGCAGAGGTAATAGATTTAATTGGAGATCCTGCTAAGTGAGAGGTAATTGTAGTTCCGTCTTTTCCTCTTTCAACAGTTAAGGTGTTGCCAGACTTAAGTTTTACAAATAATTCTTCTCCATCCAAATCAATATAAGTATTAACTGAAATTGAACTAGAATCGTTTACTTGTATTAACTGGTCTGAAGTTGTTATGTCACTGGACAAGTTAGTGAGAACAATTCCTGTATAATTTTTGATTGCTCTTGGTTCTGTCGAATAAACAACTTCTCTAATTGGTGCAGTAGTAGAGTCTCCAGCAACAAATCCAATAGATGTTTTCTTGATAATATCCTTGGTAGCAGAGGCAACAGGACCAAAAAGATATGTTTTTGCAGTAAATCTTAGAGTGTAAATCAATACTCTTCTTGTAGTGAAATCACCTTCATAATCATCCTGCATTGTAATATTTTCAAGAATCACGGGAATATCTCTTTTTTCATTCAGAGTATCCAACAAATCAACAGTCATAGTGTACGCTGGTTGAAAATATGGAAGAATTTGCTCAACAATCTGTAGAGCGTCGTCATTTAATTTTGACATAATGCTCAGTTCAAACTGCATATTGTATGGAACTGGAAGATATACCTTTTTAACGTCAGTTGAATCGACTTCAGATTTTACTGTAAATGATTGTGTAGTGGTTGCTTTTCTTGATGCATCATAAGTTAAACCAGTAAATTCAAATGACATTCTTGGTAATGTTATTTGAATTGGTTTACTTAAATTTGGCGATTGGTTTAGTCTTGCAAGAAATTTTTGTGTTGGTCCATAAGCAAGAGGAACCTTCAAAATACTCACCACTTGATCAGAGTTATTTGTATGCTTGATACTAATATTATTAAATAAAGAACCAAATGATATTACAGTCTTTCTTAAAATTTCGTGATAAAAGTATTCAAACATACAGATAACTCATATTTATCTAGTATTTATATCTTACGGCATTCCGAAGGGATTTATTTCATTAAAATCAATAATTTGATCTGCCTCTTCTTCAATATTTTCGTTATCATTATAACCATCTCTAGCTGCATAAACGTCAACAGATCTCAAATAGTGTGATGCACTAGATGCTGAACCAACAATATTTTCTCCAGGAATAAAACTTCCATTTATTTGAGAAACTTGAAGTACATTTGTAACTGAATTCCAAGATTTAACTCTTGCAGTTACTCCACTTTGAGATCCAACAACAACTTCATTAAAAATAAAGTTTCCAAATGATGTCAATGCAGGATTTCCTATTGTAATTGTAGGTGGTTCTGTGTATCCAAGTCCGGCATTTGTAATATAAATTGTGGAAATGCTTCCTGAAGCAGAAACTATTGCAGTCGCAGCCGCAGAAACACTAGAAATACCAGTAAATGTTATTATTGGCGGATTAACATATCCACTTCCCGCGTTAGTTACTGTTATTATTCCAACTATCCCATCACCTATTGTTGCTGTAGCAGTAGCTCCTCTTCCACCTCCACCAATAAATCTTACTCCAGGTGTTACAGTATATCCATAACCAGCATTTACAATATTAACTTTTTGAACTGATTTTGCCAAAGGATTGATATTATCGTTACAAACTACAATACCTCCTATCATTTCTGCAACAGCACTTGCAGTTTTTCCTCCTGAAGGTGCTGAAGATAATCCCACTAGTGGAGTGCTTGTATATCCACCACCCCTATTAGTAACGGTAATAAATCTTACTCCGCCATTTACAATAAAAGAAGTTGCAGATGCAGTAACTCCAACCCCAACCATTGTCAAATTAGTAATATTTCCAATAGGAGTTTTTTCTGGATCTGTATTTGTCGAATCATCTCCCGAAATAATACCGTCAATATCATCAATACTGGTATTAATAGTCTCATCTTCATATCTAAACAATTCACACCTTAGTTCATATGTATATAATCCTTGAAGTTGATAAAAAGGTTTTTCGTGCTCAACATATTTAATTTCAAATAACCTTTTCCCAAGTGGAAAATAAATCAAATCTCCTTCTTTTGGTCTTGATGATAATTTTATATTTGGTTGATTTTGTATTAGCGGAGAAATATAAGTTTTAAATCGTTCTCTTGAAATTACTAAAGTTATCTCATTTAAAGATTGAATTCCAAATTTTGATAGAATAGTTGGATTATCATTATATCCCTCATATGTATTAATATATGCTTCAATCGGATATGCATTATTAAATTCAGATTCAATTACTTCTCTTATAACTGTCTTTTCCGTAATATATTGCCTAGGTAAATAATGTACCTCAACACCATACATTCTCAATTGTTCATTAATGAGATCTTGTATTAAACTTTGCTCTGTCTTTGAACCTTGAAGAAAGAATGGATTAAGCATAGGATTAACCGATCATATCTAATGGAGGAAGTTCATAAGTGCTTGACATTTTTTCCATTAAGATATCAATTTCTTTTTGGGCATCGTCATACATTTGTCTGCCATTCAATTCGACTCCACCTGGAAGTTTTACTCCAGTAAATTTCATCATATTTTGTCCCCACTGCCTTTTAATTAAAGAAGTTAAATATGGTTTTAAAAATGAATCATTCCAAACTCTTGAATAGTCATTTGGATCAAGAGTTGAATAGCAATCAATTATGAAATAATGATCTTTAGTTACTGAACCCCAATCAATATCTAAATATAATCTATCTTGCCTTTTGTTAAACCGAATTTGTTTTTGGGTATTTAGAAGAAAATCTAAGTCTTCCAAATAAGTTTTAACCATTGCATAACTTAAAAGTTCAGTAGTTCCCCAATAATAAATGTCATTTAGAAATAGTTGATACTTTACACTAAACATATTATGAGTAATTGTATTTGCTCCATCAAAAGTAAATATTTTGTTTACTCCAATGACATTTGGGGGAACTTGAAGATAATTGCTATTTTCAAAATATGTGAAAGTTGTCGCAGTTCCAACTATATTTGCGGTTGCAGTTGTAGTTACTACTCCAACATTACTATTTTGATATATTCCCTTTGCTTTTCCCCTATCAATATCTTCTTGAGTTACTTTATACTTGTAAAAAGTTGGGTAAACTCCATCAAAATGTCTTTCCTGGAAGAACTGAACAGCATCATCCACTAAATCTTCTATTTGTTCATCAGCAACGTTTATTTCCAAAACTGGTGCTCCCAGTTTTCTTTTGCAATAGTCAATAAGTTCTTGTCGTGTTGATGGTTGTGCCATTAGATTTTAAGACTAGCAATTACTTCTTGTTGCTTTAAGTATAATTTAAAATAAGACTTTGCAATATTTCTAAGTTGCTCAATATCATCTATACTATCTATCTCAGAAGAATATTTAAAATATTCAAAACTTTTACTTAAGTTTTCCAATTCAATTTTATCAGGATCCATTTGCTAAATTCCTCAATAAGTTTTTAATTTCATTCAAATCATTTTTTATTAAATCTACATTATTTTCTAAATTAGAAATTCTTTGATTTTGTGCAAAAAGTCGTTTGTAATTACTTTCATATTCTTCATAT